CTACTCATACATGGCAGGGATTAAATCTAGATCAAAGACCAAACTGGACTCAATCAAATCCTGGAGATGCCTTTCAATTTACAGAAGTCTATCAAGCCCCTGGAATGGAATCCGTAACAGATATAACTCGCACGATCCAAAGTACAAGCGTAACAGATACCACAACTATATTCTCGCAATAAGTCTGCTAGGAAATCCTGTACTAGCTAATACAAGCAATACGGCTGCTCCAAGTGCATCGGCATCTGGATCGGTTTCAAACTTTGCGACCCAAGTTTTAGGTGGTCCGATGGTTGAAAATACATACGGAAATAATATTAAATGTTCTGGGCCACAGATGACCGTTAGCCCATTCGTCACCACTTCGTTTAACCAAAAGCGACCACAGGACTACATTTATCATACGCCTGTGTACGATCCAACAGACGAAGATGACAATGGTGTACCAGATAACCCAGGAAATGTACTGTATTTTCAAGAAAACTACAGTGGTAACAAAGATTCTTTAGGACTTAACTTTGGATTTGCACTTACATTTAATATTCCTTTAGACAACAGATTTCAAAATTCTTGCCTTGATGCAGCTAACACACAAATAAATTTACAGAAACAAGAACTAAATGCAAAGTTGCTCAACTATGAAATAGCCCGTTTGAAAAATTGTGGAGAGTTGATGTTAAAGGGAATATATTTCGATCCTAAAAGTAACTTCGCAAAATTATGTGAAGGGGTCGTTGTTCAACCGCCTCCGAATCAAGTTATACCGCACAGTCACAAATTAACCCAGTAGATAAGTCACGGGTATTAAACTCATCTACGGATAATTATTCTATATCTTTTTTCTTCTTTGTCAGCTTTTTTATCAGATTTTTTACTAGAGGTTTGACAATATTAAGCAGTAGTGGAGTAGAGGCAGCAACAGTAGCAATAACAGCAGTGCTAACAAGCTGTGGAGGATTCGGTATGTATTGCTCGATGAATTTAACGTCTTCATAGAGAGTTATACATTCACTACCATCTTCGCTTCTTTCATGCCCAATGACACGCTCCAACTTAAATTCGTTACGATAATCCCCTACTCTTTGATCTTTTTTACCAGGGCAAGCAACGAAAAGAGGGGCATCTTTTTTCTTTTTTGGTTCGTATTTTGGTGGTTCTACTGTAGGCTGTACAAATTCTTGTTCTTGATTTTGGGGGGTTTTTGATTGCGTATATACAAATTCGTTGGGGTTGTACTGTAAAGGTTCAAAACTAGGAATACTGAAATTACCACATTCTGTATATGTGCCATATTCATCTTTATCACTATCAATAAGGCTTGTTAGATTATTTCTATGTACTCTTACACAACCAGGAATATCAACTATAGGTTTACTTATATTATTTAATGTTTGTATGTTAGTTTTCCATACGGGTATTTCATGTATTTCAACTTTATTTATGTCGAAACGAGGTATATCAATCGTAGGCATCTCTTCGTTTATAGACCTCTACATATGAATCACATTTAGGACAGGAAAAGTTGCTTACCATTGAATATTCTTGATATAAAACAGGTTGAAAATCCTCTTCTATATCTGCATCAGCACCCCAGATAAGTTCAGTTTTACAATGCCAACAGTTCATTTTAAATAAAATTAAAGTTAATAACTACTCTTCTTTTTTCATCTGTACAGGGTATTCCTGCGTGTCGCATATGTGAATCAAAGATAACTACTCTATTTTCCACACTCTCTACTTTGTTACCATCTTCAAAAAATGTATAACCATTATTGGTATTGATATAAATAACCGCTGTTTTACATTTAATATTAAAATCTGTATGAAATTCTCTTGTTATAAATTCCTTTGTTGCAATATTTAAATTTGCTTTAATTCTTAATATTGCAGTGCTAACTAATCTGTCTGCATAAGGTTTGACTATATCTTTCCATCGTGGGTATTCACTTACCATTCCACATAAAGGATTATAAAATAAATGTACGAACTGAAACTCTTTACAATTTTGCGGATAAGAGTCTTTAGTTACTGAATCATTATAAAACCAAGGAAAGCCATAATCCATCATTAAAGCTTGAACTAATTTAAATTCTTCTTCGGGCAAAAAATTATCAATTACTTTCATCTATTACTTTACGATGGGCATTGATGGACCAGTTACTTTTGGTAAACCCTGATCTAATACTTTAGGCATCATTCCAGATACATTATCAAGAATCTGATTCATTACCTTTGCCTTAAATTGTTCTGAAGTTACATACTTGTAACCAAAGTACGCTCCACCACTCATCGAAGCTACCATTACAAATGAGACAATACTCAAAACATTAGCTATCTTTTGAAACATGATAAAATTTGCAATTTTAAAGGCTATGTCGGTTATGAGCATAGCCGTATTACTGTTAATTATAGGTCTATCACCTCTGTACGTCACATTGGGGATAATACAACGTCAGATGTTAGAAAAATCTAATTAATCTACTATTTCTGTTGCAGGTTCTTCTGCTGTTTCTTCTTCTTTTACAAGTTCCATTAGCTCTGCGTATTTAGCATTAGCTACTTTAAACTGTTCAAGAAGTTGTGCATTTGCATTGTTTAGCTTTTGTGCTTCTTCAATACCTGCATTGTACTTATTAGCAAGAGCTTCCGCTTCTGCCTTACGTTGTTCGCATCTTTTAGATAAAGCTGACATAAAAATTTTGTAATTATTACAATAATACCAATACGTCAAGTCTTTGTCTGTTGTAGGTATTACGAATAAACTTTTTTGCCGTCAGTGATAGCTTTGTCAATAGCAGTAAAATCTTCGCTAGTCCAGATGGATGTAGTCTCATCTTCTTTCTTGTATGCCTTGATAATTTCAAGATGCTCTACATTACGCTTGATCTTATCTTTGTATTCATCATCAGTTTCATCTGATGTTTTAGCAGTGTTGATAAGGGTGACGCTATCTCCAGCAGCAGAGAAGATTTGTGCAATTTCGTCAGCAGTACGTTCAGCCATTTGATTTTAGTTTGTTTACTTCCATTGTAAGCTCTTGGATCGCTTTGACAAGGATTGGTACGAGTTTACCATAACTTGCCTCTAGTCTGTCAGGGTTTTCGTCCATGACCATGTTTAGATAATCTGCATCATTTTCTTTTTGTGCTGCTTGTAAATCCTGGGCAATAAAACCATGTTCAAACGATCCATCTTTACCATTACCGTCTCTCGTAGCCCATTCAAATTTAACAGGTCTTAGCTTAGTTACAAAAGCTAAACCTTCTGGCAGGTCAATCACATTTGTTTTATCTCTTGCATCTGATAGAGAGGATATGGTTTGTGTATTACATCTAAGAGTTGTATTGTTGCTATTACCAAGTGTAATTTCATGGTCAACAGTTGCAGAGGAGGGTTCAGCGTTATAACCAATAACAGTATTATTAGCGCCTGTTGTAATACTATCTGCAGCAAAAGTACCTAAAGCTGTGTTCTGCGTTCCAGTTGTGCTTGCTTGTAATGCCTGTCTACCCACAGCAGTGTTATTACCTGCGGTTGTATTAGAATCTAAAGCTGCTCTACCAATAGCAACGTTATTGCTACCTGTTGTGTTGTTGTCTAAAGCATAAGCTCCTACAGCTACGTTTTCTGCTCCAGTTGTATTTTCGTGTAAAGAATGATACCCAACACCAGTGTTATTATGTGCTGTTGTGTTCTTTACTAACGCATTTTTTCCAAGAGCAGTATTTTCTCCGCCATCTGTGTTGTAAAACAAAGCTTGGTAACCAACAGCCACACAACTAGCAGCAGTTGTAGAACTAGCTAAAGAAGCTTGTCCGAGGGCAGTATTTTCAGAACCAGTAGTTAAGTTTCTTCCTGCGTTATATCCTAAGGCTGTATTGTTATTAGCAGTTGTATTATCTTCCAACGCAAAAGCACCTACAGCAGTGTTTCTAGTTCCAGTTGTGTTTGCATTTAATGCTGTTCTACCCACAGCAGTGTTATTACTTGCAGTGGTGTTTGCTCTTAAAGAAGAAGCTCCAACAGCGGTATTACCTGTACCTGTTGAGTTTGCAAGTAAGCATTTATGACCGAATCCAGTGTTAATTTCACCTGTAGTATTGCTATGTAAAACTTGATAACCAGCAGCAGTACTTGATGCACCAGTTGTATTATCATTTAATGCTTCAAAACCTAAAGCTACTAATTCTGATCCAGTTGTATTTGTTGTTAACGCACTTGTTCCTATGGCAGTATTACCACCAGCCGTTGTATTAGCATCTAGAGCAAAAGCACCAACTCCTACGTTATAAGCTCCAGTTGTGTTTATTCTTAAAGCATTAACACCGACAGCAACATTATTATCGGCTGTAGTGTTATCTCCCAAAGCACCACTACCTACAGCAGTATTTGATGCACCAGTTGTGTTATCCGTAAGAGCGTGTTGACCGATTGCAGTATTAGCACTTGCTGTAGTATTAGCGTCTAAAGCAATATATCCTACCGCAACATTTCCTGTTCCAGTTGTGTTGTTTAATAAAGCGTTATAGCCTACACCAGTGTTGTTACTTGCAGTTGTATTGAAAACTAAAGCTTGCATACCAACAGCAGTGTTAAATGAACCAGTAGTGTTTAATTGTAGAGAAGTGACACCAACTGCTGTGTTTGCTTGTGCTGTTGTATTTGTTGATAAAGCATAAGTACCAACCGCTGTGTTATTAGTTCCAGTTGAGTTACTTGTTAAACTATCATAACCAATGGCAGTGTTATTATTTGCTGTAGTACTTGCATCTAAAGCGTAGTTACCAATGCCTACGTTTCTAGTTCCAGTAGTGTTTGCTTTTAAAGCAGATCTACCCAAGGCAGTATTATTAGATCCAGTTGTATTAGCGTTTAAAGCTTCACTACCAATCGCAGTATTATTAGAGACAGTGTTATTAACTAAGGTGTTATATCCTACTGAGGTATTATGTGACCCTGTTTGGTTAGAATACATTGATGATCTACCAATAGCTGTGTTAGCACCACCTGTTGTTGTACCAGCCAGACAGTTGTAACCCATTCCTACGTTGTAGTTGGCAGTAGTTTGAGAACCTAAACAAGAACCACCTATAGCAACAAACTGACTAGCAGAAGTTGAGTTTGAAGCAGCACCATAACCAACAGCAACTAAATAATTATCACCTGTTTGACTATAACTACTTAAAGCATAACCACCTACCGCTACATTTCGATCTGAGGTTTGAGCAGCAGCCATTGTATTAAAACCAATAGCTGTATTTAGATCTCCTGTAGTCGAATTTGTTAAAGCATATTGACCAACAGCAGTGTTTTTATCAGCAGTTGTAGCAGCATCTAAAACATAACTTCCTAGAGCTACGTTGCCATCTCCAGTTGTGTTCTGTTTTAACGCATCTCTTCCTACGGCTGTATTAGATGATCCAGTTGTGGTATTTGCCGCAGCACTTCTACCAACTGCCGTATTGCTATTAGCAGAAGTGTTGCCAGATAAAGCGTTCATACCACAAGACACATTAGACTCACCAGTGGTATTTGAATACAAAGATTGATGACCAACCGCCACATTATTCTGGGCTGTAGTATTAGATTCTAAAGCTTGATTACCTATGGCTACGTTTTGTCTTCCAGTTGTGTTTGCACTTAATGAGGAATAACCTACTGCTGTATTACAGCATGCTGTAGTATTATTTGTTAAAGCTGCAAAACCTAAAGCTACACTAGAAGTTCCAGTTGTATTTGCTGCTAAAGCTGCATAACCAATACCTGTATTTGAATCTGATAAATTTTCTTCTAAAGCATGAAATCCAAAAGCAGTATTATATGATGCTGTTGTTGAACTTGTTAAAGATAAATAACCTACTGCTGTATTGTTAATACCTGTAGTATTGGCATCTAAAGCATTAGATCCTACGGCTACGTTATTAGTTCCAGTTGTGTTTCCATGGAGAGAAAAATAGCCAACAGCCGTATTATTACTAGCTGTTGTGTTATTTTGTAATGCAAACGTACCAAGTCCAGTATTATTAGCACCAGTTGTATTAGTCGTTAATGCACTACTTCCAATCGCAGTGTTGTAATCTGCTGTGGTATTGGCATCTAAAGCAAAAGCACCAATACTTGTATTGTTATCACCTGTGGTATTAGCAATCAAAGCACTATTACCTACAGCAGTATTACGTTCTGCTGTCGTGTTAACTAATAAAGCTTGATAACCTAATGCGGTGTTATAAGCTCCTGATGTGTTGTCTCGTAAGGCATTGTAGCCAACTGCTGTTAAAGCTCCTGTTGTAGCACTTGTTAAGGCTTGACTACCAACAGCGACACTTTGTCCATCAGTTGTATTTGCATCTAAAGCTTGAAAACCTATAGCTACGTTATTTGCTCCAGTTGTGTTTGAATATAAAGCACTTCTTCCAACCGCAGTATTATTATTACCAGTTGTATTGACTCTTAAAGCATCTTTACCAAAAGCAGCGTTATCGCCTGCTGTGGTATTACTAAGAAGAGCATCTTTACCAAAAGCAACGTTATTGGTTCCAGTTGTGTTTTGATATAAAGCAAAATTTCCTACAGCAGTATTACTACTTCCTGTTGTGTTTCTTAATAAAGCTTCTTTACCAACTGCTACACTATGACTACCACTTGTATTAGCACCTAAAGCATTTTTACCAACAGCAGTAAGTGAACCTCCTCCTGTATTAGCATCAAGTGCAAAAGCACCTACGGCAGTATTATCTGCTCCAGTTGTGTTAGCTAATAATGTTTGCGCTCCAACAGCTACATTATTATTTGCTGTTGTATTATTTGATAAGGCTTCTTGTCCAATACCTGTGTTTCTAAGACCAGTTGTATTGTCTGTTAAAGCATTATAACCAATAGCTGTATTATTATTTGCCGTAGTATTAGCATCTAAGGCAAAAACACCTAAAGCTACGTTTGAAGTTCCAGTAGTGTTAAATGCCAAAGCACTTCTACCAACAGCTACGTTATAAGATGCAGTGGTATTACTTGATAAAGCGTTATGTCCGAGAGCAGTATTTTCACTTCCAGTTGTATTGGCATCTAAAGAGTTCATACCAAAAGCAGCGTTTTTTACTCCAGATGTGTTGAGTTGCAAGGAACTTTTACCAACAGCAGTGTTTTCAAAACCTGTCGTATTATTGTCTAAAGCACTTCTACCTACAGCTACGTTTCTATATCCTGTCGTGTTTGTTTCTAAAGCATTTGCACCTACCGCTACGTTTTCGCTTCCAGTTGTGTTTGCTCCTAATGAGTCATAGCCTACTGCTGTGTTATTTGAAGCTGTAGTATTAGCATCTAAAGCCTTTACACCAACAGCAGTATTAGAATTTCCAGTTGTGTTTGCAAATAAACCATGATAACCAACAGCAGTGTTATTGTTTGCTGTTGACACATTTAAAGCATGGCTACCTATAGCAGTGTTGTTTGAGTTAGCCGTATTTGTATTAAGTGCTTTTCTACCTAAAGCTACATTATGATTACCAGTAGTATTATTTTCTAATGCAAGACTACCTACTGCAAGGTTGTCATTACCAGTAGTATTATTTGTTAACGCATTGACACCTAAAGCAGTATTATTAGCGACAGAACTAGCACCTTTACCAACAGTAATTCCGTTTATGGTTGCGTCTGCCGTTCCAGTGATAGCTCCTGTTACGTCAATACCAGCAGCAAAATCTGTATTAGGTGTTATATCAATATGACCATCAGATTGAATTTTAATTTTATCAGCACCATTTGTAGCGTCATGTATTAAGAAATGTCCTCCATCTACTTGTATTAGATAATCTGGATTACCATTAGTATCAGTAAAATTAATTCTAGGTTGTTGATCTGAAATAGTTATATCATTGCTGGTTATTGTTCCAGTTGTAGAAATATTCTGGTCAGAAAGTAAAGTTAAAATCTCACTAGCTGTTTGATCTGCTGTTGCGTTACTTTCTATTCCGTCTAACTTTGTACCATCAGTGGCTATATCTCTGCCATCTACTGTGCCTGATACTGTGATATTTCCTGTTACGTCAATACCAGCACCAACGTCTAAGTTGCCAGCTACATCTACAGTTCCATTAGATGCAATACTTAATCTAGTCGCACTATTTGTTTCATCTCTAACTCCAAAAACTCCATTTAAATTTTGAATTTTAAAATCAGAATTATTGTCTGTATCAGTAAAAAATATTTGAGGGTGAGTATTTAATATTGTTAAATTTCCAGTTAACGTACCACCAGCAAGAGGTAGTTTAGTTGCTATTGAGTTGGTGACAGTTGTCGCAAAGTTTGGATCGTCACCCAAAGCAGAG